CCAATTATACCGCGTTCTGTGCTACCTATCACGAACCCATCGGTTATGGGTTCTAGTGTTGTTACTGTCACTTGCATTGAGTTAGGGGTAATCGTCCAGTTCAAGCCCTGCACCTGTAGGGTCTTGACGATGGTTGACCCATTCTCCTGAACGTTGGTTATCTTGCAGACATCGAAGTATTCCAACCCGATCATAGTATTGGTTGGCACGGCTGGGTCTAGAAGGTCAACAGTCATGGCGTCGATGCGGATGGTTGTCTCAGCCTTTGTGGCGCAATAAGTTCTAGCAATGTTAAGGGCATTTGCATCTGTGTCGATAACTAGCTTATCCACTCCAAAAGAGTGAGGGAAGTATCTGGTAGCTGAGGCAGTATTTTCAGCGTATTGAGGACTGCCTCCTACGCGTGTAGCCGTCACTTGGTTAATGATGAGTTTGTCATCATAAGCATAGACGAGATTTTTATATGGGATACCAGCAGTCTGATTAAACTCGATAGGCGTAGCTGCGATTGAAGATATGACATCACTTCTATCCTTGAAGATAGCCGTGCCTGAGCCGTCGATGTAAAACGCACCTTGCTCTGAGAACTCTACATTCTTAAGAGCCGCTAAAGCCGTGCGGTTAGTAGCTGGGTCAGCTTGGCAGTTAGAGTCTCCTGTAGCAAAAGTTCTCATATTGGCTGGGAAGCTGATCTGATTCATAATCTTACCCATGCGAGTGCCCGTGCTCTGTCCGCTGCCCGAATCAGCTACGGTGTCGATATTAGCTAACTGTAAAAGTCTGAAAGCATCAGATACGTAAATGTCGACATAACCTAATTCCTGACCTACAGGGAAGGTGTAGCGATATTCTGTTGTGTAGCCTGAAAATAGGAAGTGCTGGTCTGAGCCAGTCGTTGCCGATACACGCAGCTTACGAAGCGGTACTAGGTAAGGATAGTAAGGCGATGAAGTGTTTTGTGGGTTCCATGCGCCTGTAGTGTCGATGACTCTAACTACGCAAGTGCCAGCCTCGTAGGTATCCTGTTGAAGCGAGCGCCCACGGTTGATAGTAATCTGACGAACATCTGGAGTAAGGTCAACGATAGGCACGGGAACATCTGACGCGCCCAGCTGAGAGACTCCTAAGATTCCATACTTTGTATCACCGATAACGAATGGATAACCAAAGGTAGCGCCGGAGCTAAAGTCGAACGATACGGCTATTTGTGCTGGAAGGCTCACCAGTTGAAGCTTCCGTTAGTGCGATCTACTGTGGTGTTAGTACCGCTCATGGATTGTGTCTGTAAAGCCTCAGCTACTGTCTTGCCGTCAATTTGGAGAACAATAGGTGGCACTTTGTAATTATCAAAGATAGAACCACCTTGACCAGTACCAGTACCACCGCTATAGCTAAAAGAAGATACAGGAGCAACATTGGTTGCGGGAGGCTTTGGAGTGTAGTTGTCAAAGATAGAACCGCCCTGTCCTGTGCCTGTACCACCGCTGCGGTTAATAGGAGCTTTAGCGCCTGGTGGAGTAGTTGGCGCTTCAGGAGCTGGTGGCTTGAAAGCTGCGATGCGCTTTGCCTGTAGTTCTACATCATCGAGGTAACCCTTCCATGCAGCGAATGGATTAGATGCCGCTGGAAGTGATGCTAAGTTCTTGGCAAGGTCAGCTGTTAGTCCTTGAGAGATAGCTAGTTGATAGGTAAGTCTCTTGGCTTCTTCTACGTTATCTGTAGCAAGAGCCAATTGAAGCTCTAGGCGTCTACGATCTTCTGCCGATATATTTCCCTTAAGCGCAGCGATAAGCTGAATCTGAGTCATGTCAAAGATAGAGGCAGCCTTCTTGAGAGCCTCTTGCTTCTTGGCTTCCGCTGCTGCTGCCTTAGCTGCTGCCGCTTGCCTTCTAGCTGCATCGGCGAGAAGCTTGGCTCGCTTTGCTGCATCGGCTTCTAGCTTAGCTCTAGCCTTGCCCTTTTTGATTTGGTCTTGGCTTTCATTGTAATCACCGATAGTCGATGTACCTGTGGCATCGGTGCTATTAGCAGGGGAGAATCTCTTGAACCAGCCAAGTACCTTATAGATGCTAGGCATGTGTTTGGTGAACCATTTCATGTAGTTAATGATTGGAGTCAGGACTGACCCACCATCTTCTACTGACTTATAGAACGCCGCCATGCCTGTAACGACCTCTGAGATGTTTGTTGCTAAAACTGAGAATTGGTTGGTCAGACCAGAGACTCCACCATCTTGACCTACTAGGATAATGAGAGCATCTACTAAGCCCTTGCCGATTGTTTCCTGAGCTTCACCTGATGCAACGGTAAGAGCTTCCATCTTGCCAGCATAAGTATCTAGGTAAGCTGCACTAGATCCTGCGAATTGCTTATTTAGTCTTGCTTGAATATCAGCGAATGATGCAGTCTTAAGTTCCGCCTGAGTAAGTCCGAGGTTATACTTCTTAAGTCCCTTAGTGTTACCTACGTATGCGTTAGCTAAATCTTGTGCCACGGTTTCGAGAGCGACACCGCTACCTCGACTGATTTCAATAGCATCTGCAAGAAGCTTCTGGGAATTAGTGACTGAGCCAGTAGTGGTAAGAAGCGCCTGCATGGCTGGACGAAGCTTGTCATCTGCGATTGCGGCTGAGCTAGAAAGACGCTGGATAAAGGCTTCGATGGCTGGAGTTTCCATCTCGATGCCAAGATTCTTAATTGCATTGGCTAAGAGAACTGCTGACTTCTGATCGTCAGAAAATGCCTTAACGCTTGCCTTGCCAAAAGCTACAACTGCCTGAGCTGAAAGAGCCAAGCCCATAGTCTTGCCAAGACTCTTGATGCCTTTTTCTAGGCTAAAGCTGGCTTTGTTAGCCTTCTTAAATGCGGCTGCACCTGTAAATTCAGATGCTATATCAACTCTTAAGGTAGCCATTAGACATTAGCCTTTCTAGAATTGAATTTAGCCGCTGATTTTTCTATGGCTCTTAAAACTCCTACGGTAGCTTTGCCACCATCTTCATCGAAGGCACGGAAGATAGCTCGACCAGAAGATTTCTGAGAGCGTCCCTTGATGTCTCCGCCGAGTCTAGGCGTGAAGTTACCTGTGATGCCTGACTTGCGTCCTGCGGTCTCGTAGATAGCTCCACCAGCACTCTTGTTCAATACGGATGCAAGGGCTACGAAACCTCTGGAATTCTTCTTGCTAGGTGTTGTTTTGTAGCTAATGCCACGACTTGCCTCGGACTTGTCGTAATAACGAGTAGCCCATTTGCCTTTTGCGTTGTCTCGCTTAAGCCATCCGCTAGGGGCTTCTGCGTTTGATGGAAGAAAACCCCTAGCTTTAACGGCAATAGGCTTGACGAAAGATGCAATCTCTCTGCTAGTCTCTTTAGCTAAGTCAGGCTCAAACTTCTTGAGTGCCCTTCTAAGAGCTAGACCGCCGACCACCCTTGCTGGCATCTTTCCGCTCCTTCGCTAAGTCATTCAATACTTCTATGTGTGCCTTGAAAGCCATCGAAGATAGTTCCACGATGGTGTTGAACGGAACCCCAAACTCGTAACTCAAGCGAGCTGCGAGATAGGTGACGGAGTTCCGATCTATCCTTCCAAAGGGTCAGAATCTAGTACCTCGACATTTTTAAGAGTCTCGATAAATGCTTCCCCGAAAGGCTTGACCGTCTCACCTGAACGACGAATAGATTCCCAGCAAAGCCAATAGATATCAGATTGCTTCTGATCCTCTAGTAAAGCCTTGTGAAAACCCTTCTTGGCATATGCCTCAAAAGCGTACTCAATTATGGGAGTAATCTCATAATCATTTACTGAACCGTCGACCCTTGTGACTTTTAGCTTTGCCATGTTTTGCCCCTTTGTTAGTTGTTTAGAATGTACCTGTTGTTGCTACTGCAATTGTACCTGACACGTTGAATGTAAGGCTCTGCATTGCGATATCTGCAACTGCGCCGTTAATGTCGGTTGTGTTGTTGATAAGGCATGTCATTGTGTAGAGCGGGTTGGTAGCTGATACTGCTGAACCCTTGTCCTGTAGGAATACGACTGTTACGTTTGTTCCCCATGCAGCTTGAAGTGTTGGGAGAACTGAAGCAGTTGCGGTGTCGTTGAGGAAGTCAATTGTGACTGATGAAGCCTCAAGACCCTTAACGAACTTATGTCCTGAGTCACCCATTGCGGTTACTTCAAGCTCATCGAATGTGCGGTTGATTGTGACTGATGTTGCGTGATCTGAAAGGTCAACGGAGTTAATCTTAACCCCGACCTTATTATTCAGAAATACTGCCATGGGTTATTCCTCGTCTTTCTTAGTAGTTGGTTTTGGTGCTGGTGTTACTGGTGGAAGCTGACCAATCTTGATTAGAAAGTCGGCTTGCTCCTTTGTCCAATCGTCCATCGATTAGCTCCATTCCGTTAGGGTTGAGATGTTAATGGTGGCGGTCA